GCTTTAACCCTGCGATTCTCTTTGTCCTTCCATAAACGCAAAGCCCCCCGGCATCGTGAGGATGCCGGGGGGCTTTGTTTAGTCTGCGTGGCAGGAAAAAAGAAAACCCCCATGGCGGGATACGCCATGGGGGTTCTCTTTTGGTGCGGAAGATGGGACTTGAACCAAAATTGCTTCGATTTACCGTTGAAATCTCCTGCACGAAAGCTATAACTGCCGTGTTTTCGCTGTACTAAATCTCATGGATAAAATATAAAACTTGCCTATAAGAATCAAAAGTGTGTTCAAATATGTGTTCAGATTACGCCTGTTTCAGCACCCGCAAGAACACGCTGTTGACGGCCTGCGCGGTGTTCTCCGCATCCCCTGTCAAGGCATGACCGTACACGCCGAACGTGTCCATGTCGGCGCTATGGCCTACAAGCGGCTTGACCTCTCCTGCTGGTAAGGTCTTTACCACGCTTACAAAGGTGTGGCGCAGCTCGTATGGGCTGACTGCCTGTAATTCATTGACACGGCAGTAAATGCGCCAGCGGTAATAATAGAACTGCTCTGACTTGATGCAGAATACAGATTCTTCATCTCCTGTGAGATTGCGTTGATCGTCCAGCACGCGCCTTGCCACATCGGACATGACAAACGAGCGGACGGCGTTCTCATTCTTGCCGTGTGTCTCTTCATCATCTACATTGATGGAGCGGGAAAGGTAGACCATGTTGCCGTGTATATCAGCCCAGCGCAGCCCTACAAGCTCACCGGGGCGCAGACCTGTAAGTACCTGGAAGCGGTAAGCGTTTATGAACTGATCGCGGACAACAGCGCCTTTATAGGTCGTAGTATCTGTGTTAAACAGCTTTACCATGTCAGTAGGTTGCAGCACCTTTTTGCCCTTGAAGCGTGCGCCTGCCGGAATAGTCAAATCCTCCGGTGTATAGGTAGACAGCTTTGCCTTGCGGCAGTATTTGCAGAATGACCGCATATCAGCAGCCAGCAGCATAAGTGTTTTCTTGCTTTTGCCTGCCACATGGGCGTTGTTTATGACCGTCTGCAAGTCTTGATTGGTAATAACATTGATGCGCTTCTTGCCAAGCACAGGCAGCACCCAGCAGCGCCAACGGCTCTCTAAAGGACGATAGTTTGTGCTGCTGGTAGTGATCTCTACATTATGCAGCCATGCCTTGCAGACATCCTCAACGCGCCCAGCGCGGGCAGCTATGCCGTCATCTAACCAGGCATCGGCTTTTGCGTTTGCTTCCCGCTGACCTGTGCGCCCCGGCTTGCTGCTGTAAAACTGCTTGCGCACACCGTCTTTCTGTACACTGACCCGCCAGCGCTGTGTTGACTCTACCCACTGCGCTGTGTTCGTTCTCTTGCCCATAATACACCACCTTCCCGCCGTCTGTGATAATGCAGACGGCTTTTATTATGCCTGTCAGCCCGCGGGAGAGCACATATAACAGGCTTGACATTGCAGACGTATAATTTCATTAAAAACGCGAAAAAGCGGTAAATAGCGGTTATTCCATCGCTTTTTGATGGGCATCTATACAACAATCGTCATTATTGTTTTTTCGATATTCTGGAATTGATGCGAGTTTTTCAACCTGCTCAACCGCCTTTTGCTTTCCTTTATCGTTGAGCATATCGAAACAATAAAGCAGTGCTTTATCCAAATGAAATGATGCATCGAGAGCTTCAGCCAATATGGCAGTTGCCTTTGGATTTGATGGCGGTTCATCAACTATTGCATTACCTCCGCAACGCGAAAGAACCCCTTTCATATAGTCAATGGTTACAGATGATTGCAATTCTGGAGGATACAAGTCAACCCATGCAGAGATTCCGAGAGCGGAGGCGATTTTTTTCATCGTTTCAACTTTCGGATTACGACGGTTATTCTCCCACGCCTGAATCATCTGATAAGAAACACCGACTTTTTCGGCAAGCTCTTTTTGTGTCATTTTCGAATTTTGTCTTGCCCGCTTGATAAGTTCACCTGTTGTCATGCGGCCTCCTCCTATTCTATTTATAAGAATAACATGTATATAAAAAAAACACAAGCAAAAAAGATTGTGTTTTGGCATTGACACAATCTGTTGATTGTGCTATCATAATTACACAAGCTAATGCTTGTGTTAAAGCGAGGTGAATACAAATGAGAATCGACCGAGTAAAGCTGATTTCCGAAATGGCACGGCAAGACTTAACCGTAAAAGCGCTGGCAGAAAAGGCGCTTGTCTCTCGTATGACGGTCTCCGCCATGCGGTGCGGAAAAAGCGTCAACGACAACAGCGCCCGGCACGTCGCCCGCGCTCTGGGCGTGGACGTGGCAGACCTGTTAGAAAGAAAAGGAGAGTAACCCATGCGACAAAGATTTTTTAATCTCCGTGTGAAATTCATTGAACACGACCTGACCCAAGAGGAGGCCGCCAAGATTGCGGGCATCAGCCCCAGCGCTATGGTCAACCGCATGAGCGGGAAATATCCGTTCGATGCGTGGGAGATGCAGCGGCTCGCTAAGGCGCTTGACATTGCCCCTGCTGACTATGGAAAGTATTTCTTTTCGGGGGTGAGTGCTTGACAAAAAAGGAACGCAAACAAAAGGCAGAGGGTTTCCCGGCTTTCCTTGCAAACTTTACCGCCGATAATGTATTATCCGACACTGCATTTACCGCAACATTCAACGCATCAGACGCATTCGAGCTGCAAGGCAGAATCAGGATGCACAAGCAGGCGGCGATTGAGCGCGGCATTTCTGGCCGGGAATACGAACGGATGCTCAAGGCCTTTGAGAAAACCCGCAACGCTAAAGCGGCGGGAAGTATCCCAAGCTGGCTCACGAAAGACGGGCTTGACGAGCGGTTGTTTCTGGACGAGTTCAACAGCTGCAAGGGCTATCGCTGCATCAATGGGCGGCTGTATCTGGCAAGTCAAGGCTATGTGCCGGACGATGAAGTCGCCGCTGAAATCCAGCGAGAACTTGAAACAGCATTGACTACCCAGCTTCAGCGTAAAACGCGGGAACTGTTGGGAGCCTTAAAGAACCGTTGTCAGATGAACCCGCCGCCGGCAGAGCCGGACAAGGTGTATTTCCGTTTCGGATACTATAACCTGACCGATAACACCTATCATCCCGAAATGGGCGGCTTTACGTTCTACCGGCTGACCGTAGACTATCAGCCTGACCCGCAGCCCCCTGTGAAGTGGTTTAAGTACCTTGATGATCTGCTTGACCATGAAGATGTCATGACTTTCCAAGAATTTTGCGGCTATGCGATGATACCCACCACGAGAGCGCAAAAGATGCTGTTTATCATCGGCAACGGCGGCGAGGGTAAGAGTGTTGCAGGGCAGGTGTTGATGACAATCTTCGGCGCTGCTGCCACCTCCGGCAGACTTCACGATCTGGAAGAGCGCTTCGGTCTTGCCGGGCTGGAGGGCAAACTCTTATTCATCGACGACGACCTGCCTACCGCAGCGCTGAAAGAGAGTGCATCCGTCAAAAAGGTTGTGACCACAAACACCCCGATTTTGATTGAGCGCAAAGGACGTGACCAATACCCGGCACAGCTGTATTGCAGGATTCTATGCTTCGGGAATCAGTTGACCGACTCGCTGTATGACCATAGCAACGGCGCTTTTCGGCGGCGGTTGATTCTGACCACCAAAGGGCGAGACCCCAACCGGGAGGACGACCCCCAGCTTGCAGAAAAAATCATTGAGGACGAGCTGCCGGGTGTAGCTCGCTGGATGCTGGACGGCTTGAAGCGCCTAAAGCGGAACGGCTGGAAGTTTACCACCAGCGAAAAGCAGCGGATGCAAGAACAGCGTTATCGAGAGGATAGCTTCAACCTGCTTGCGTTCTTAAAGGACGCCGACTGGGTAACCTTTGACCGTAACGGCAGTGTTACAAGCCGGGAACTGTATGCAGGCTACCAGCAATGGTGCAGCGTCAACGGTGAAGAACCGCTTGCACAGCGTACTGTGTCTAACTATCTAAAAAGCAATGCTAAGCAGCTGAATATAAGGGCGTCCGAACACATGGTTGACAGAACTGGTATTCGGGCAAGAGGGTATAGAGGAATCATCCTCCGAGACCTTATTCCTATTGCAATATAGCACGCTTCGCACGGATAACTGCACAGATGAGAACCTTGAAAAACATTATAACTACGCCTTTTGCACAGATGCACACTTAAATAGACAGTGTTTGTTATTTGTATATAAATAATAAATGTAAAAAAGAAAAAAAATAATTATATATAAAGGAACAAGTTGCAATTTTATGTGTGCATGTGTGCCACACCAACAATTCAAGAAAGGAAATAACGATACTATGGAAAATATGAAAATTTGTCCTGTTATGCGCGGCACGTTTTGCCAGCGCGGAAACTGTGCCTGCTGGCACATCGACCATTGCGGTCTGATTCACGACGACGGTCTGATTGCCGACCGCATTTCTTCCCAAACCCGCCTGTTCGGCGTTCTCATCGGTCACGGCATCCGCCGCGCTATGGGCGAAGAAACCGCAGAGGACACCAAGGAACTGGAGGACATGGATCAGCTGATCGAGGATATGTCTTGATGCAATTCTGGACCTGCCCTTATTGCGGCGCAAACCTCGACCCCGGCGAGCGCTGCGACTGCAAACAAGAAATGCCGCCAAGGGTGCGACCAACACCCCAGGCGGCAGGCGGTAAACAGCTTCAGCAGAGCAAATGTACCGCATATTATTGTATCAAAACAGGAGGAAAAAAGCAATGATTTACAACCCCAAAAAGCCTGACGGCAAAAATGTTCTTACCATTGCAACCGAAACCGTACAGCGCGGCCCTGAATACCTTACGGTTGAACCCAAAACCGTGCAGGGCGGGTCATATTGTATTACGGTCGAAACCGAGACCGTAGAGCAGCCAGCACGCACAATCGCACTGAATATAATCGAATAAAATACATAGCTGCGCTAACGGCTTGACGGGCTTGCGAGGTATTGAAAATGGAAGAAGTTACCACCGAAATGATAGAACGTGCCCTCGATCAGATGACCAAAGAGGAGTTAAACGAGCTTACGAAACACGCTTACCGCCGATTGGTCGAACTCGGCACAAGTGAAAGCAACCTTGCGGAAATCCGCGCCAAATATGGACTTAATGAAAAGGGTGGTTTATATGACTGAACATCAGAAAAAGGTACAGCAGGCCATTGATTTGATGATGCAGCTCGATGTTATCGACACCGAAATTTTTATCGAAGCCGTGAAAAGCGGTTACTTCAAACAAGACCACACCGAAACCGAATTACGGGCATACATAGAGAACGCCCGTCGTCACGCGGCAAAGAATGGGGGTGCTTGCAATGACGGCTGAAGCATCAGAAAACATTGAAAAACTGGTGTCCATATTGCTGACCTTTACCCCGGACCAAATGGCTGCGTTTGTGGCAGGTGCGCGGGAAATCATAGCCCAGTACAAGTAACAAACAGGGCTGTGCTATCAGGCCATACGGGCGCTTTTGAAAGGAATATGACCCCATGAAGAACTTTAATAGAACCGCGTATATAGTGGCCCTCAACGGCATGCTGACCGCCGCCACCGATGAACAGCTAGACCACTTGTGGGGCATCGCTGTCAAGCTGATTCTTGAACAGGGAGAGAGTGTCGATGAAGATTAAACTGACCTACACCGACCAGGAACGCGCCGCCTTTGAGCGCGTCCGTGCCGAACTGCTGCAAACCCTGCCCGATGTACGGCAGCACAGCAGCACCGCGCCGAGCGGCATTCATATATTCTACTTAACCACTTGCAAAAAGTAACGTTTTGTGGTATAATATTATAAACAAGAGTACCGCCGAAAGGTAAAGCTACACAGGCTCAGGGAAACGTTTACCGTTTCTTTGGGCCTGTTTTTTTGTGCATGGGCGCAGCCTCCGGCGCATCTCCTTTGCAGGCTGTTTCTGGCGGTGAACGTTTCCCTGTACCTATGTGGAAGCCCACAGCGGTACAAATACGCTTACGGCAGCGGTAAAGCCGGAAAGGAACCCCTATATGGAAAATACTAATATCAACGAAACGCAGACCACCAACGCCACCCAGACGGAATCTGGGGAAAAGCTCTTTACCCAAGAGCAGGTCAATCAGATTGTGAGCGAACGGCTCGCACGAGAGCGCAGCAAGGCCGCAACAGAGCAGGCCACCACCGACAGGGAAAAAGCCCTTGACGCACGGGAGCAGGCTCTTAAATGCCGTGAGCTTGTGGCAGGCGATAAGAAATACCCTGCCAAGCTGCTGGACGTGCTGGACACTGCCGACTTCGACAGCTTCAAAGCACAGGCGGACAAGCTGCTGGAAGCGTTCCCCCACATGGGCGACACTTTCACGGTCAAGGGTGCAAACACTGCGACCCCACCGTTCACTAAAAGCGAACCGGATGAAAACGAGTTGATCAGAAAAGCGTTTCTCAAAAAATAACCGAAAGGACGCTTTATAATGGCGATTACTCTTACCGAAAAATTTGCACCGTACACCGATGAACAGTTCAAGAACGAAAGCAAGCGCAGCCTTGTGACCAATCAGGATTTCGACTGGACGGGCGCACATACCATTAAGGTTTACAAGATTCAGACCTCCGAGATGCAGGACTATGGCCGCACTGGCCCGACAGGCGATAATTTCAGCCGCTACGGTTCTATTGCCGATCTGAACGCCAGCACCGAGGAGCTTGCCCTAAAGAAAGACCGCAGCTTTATTTTTAACGTGGATAAGCTGGACGCTGACGAGACCCAGCAGCAGGTTGAAGCCGCTACCGCACTGGCCCGCCAGAATCGTGAGGTCGTTATCCCGGAGGTTGACAGCTACACCTACGGCGTTATGTGTGCTGGCGCAGGTACCAAGCCCACCGCAAAGGCCCTTACCGCCGAAAGCATTTACAGCGATATTCTGGCAGCGTCTGCCGCGCTGGATGATGCAGAGGTTCCGGAAACTGACCGCGTGCTGATTGTGACCCCTGCCACCTATCAGCTTATGAAGCAGAGCGAGAGCATCGTTCTCAACTGTGATGTGGGCGAGGAGATGCGCCAGAAAGGCGTTATTGCGAACATTGACGGCATGAACGTGCAGAAAGTGCCTGCAAACCGTCTGCCTGCCAAGTTTGGCTTTATGGTTGCCCATCCCTCTGCCACCGTTGCCCCGACTAAGCTGGAAGATTTCAACGTCCACAACGACACGATCTACAGCAGCGGCGCGGTTGTGACTGGCCGCATCTGCTATGATGCTTTTGTTCTGGACAACAAGAAAAAGGGCATCTACTATCAGGCAACGACCTAAAAGACTTCCACAGCGGCGCGGGCTACGGCTTGCGCCGTTCTTTTGTATGAGGTGACTATATATGACCCCTAAAAAAGAAAAAGCCCTTGCAGCGCTTCTCACGTCCCCCACAGTAAAGGCGGCAGCACAAGAAACAGGCGTGGGAAGCCGCACAATGCGGCTCTATCTGAAAGACCCGGAATTTTTGGCAGAATACAAAAAACGCTGTTCTTCACTGCTGGAGGATGCCACGAACAAAGCAAAAGCAGCCCTGCCGCCTGCTATTGAGCGCCTTTCCTCTATTGTTATGGACGATGCGCAGCCGACACAGTATCAGATTGCGGCGTGCCGTGCATTGTGCGAATACAGCTTGAGGATGACCGAAGTTGTAGACTACGAACAGCGCTTGCAGGCGCTTGAGGATGAAATGAGGCGGTAATATGAAGGTATTGAACAAAGCAAGGCTGGATGCGCTGGAACGGGCATTGAAAAGCAAAGATGGCGTCCTTGTGGTTGAACAGGTCGAGGGCGGTTATGAATTGCCCAGCGGGGAGATCGTGAACGACCTTGCACCGCTGCATAAGCGCTATGCTGTCATTATTGTGGACGACGTAGAATACCGCCTTGCCCACCCGGAAGAATGGACGGATTTTGAGCGTTTTTGTCATGAAGAAAACAGACGATTAAACCCGCAAATGTACCAATAA